ATGGCATCAAAGTTCTTATCGAACTGTTTAGATCCACCCTTGGAAATGATGCTATCTCCAGTGATGTCGTTCTTTGCAGCCATTATTTAGGCAACTTATCTTTTTTAGGTCTGCCTTTTGATTCTTTTTTCTTATCGCGATTACCCATAATCTTCTCCTTAATATAATTTTTTAGGTGGTTGAGTAGATGCTACCTTTTTCAACCAACGTTTCTTCGCTTGGCTCTTTGCCTTTTTACGGGCTACACATGGCTTTTCATATTCCATGCGTTCTCTAATCTCAATTAAGAGACCAGAATCTTCTACTTTGTTTCTAAATTTACGAAATGCCTTTTCAAATTGGCCTTCTTGTACATCTACAAATAACCCTCTTTTAGAGTCAGTTTGTTTAGGCTTAAACTTTTTATTGTATTCGGCCATTAGTAACAGGTTCTCGTTCTAGTATGATTACCATATTGATCTATATTTTCAACCCAAGCTGTACAATTTTGATATATGGGTGTTGATGGATAAACAGTAGTAGTTACTGGTGAACCATAACGTGGCTGACCTAATTCATAACCGATGACACCGCCAATTAAAAGTGGCATGACATAGTTGTAATTATTATTGTAGTAGCCACCATGACCATAACCTCCATGATAACCGCCATTATAATAACCACCATGACCCCAACCATTATGAGCTAAGGCTGCTGTAGATGCTGTAGCTAATACTAATGCTGCTATAAGTTTTTTCATATTACTTCTCCTATTCTTAGAGATATTATACCACAATAATTAATTAATGTACATAGCCCCAAGTAAATAAAAAAGGGACCCTAGGGCCCCTTCTTTGTACCATAAACAATTACTTGTTCATTACGTACATTGTGACTTCGAAACCGAAACGCATTTCAGTAGCAGCTGGTTTTGTCCACATGTTCATTCTCCTTAAAGGTGTAGGTTATCCTACTTAATTACTTATGTGATACTCTTAAAAGGGGACTAGTTAAAAGTATTAAAATCTAATAGACCAGAATTTATTCTACTGGTGTTTCAGCAGAAGGTTCTACTGCTGCTTCTTCTTTAGCTTTTGCTTCAGCTTCTGCTACAGCTTGTTGTAGTTTTAACTGTGCTTCACCTTGCTGTTGAATCTTATTAATAAGTTGAGCGATCTCATCAAATGGATGTTTACCCAATGATCTTAAGATCAAATTCACTTCTTCTACTTCTAAATTTAATTGTAAAGCCATTATCTACTCCTTAGTTATGTTACGTTTAATCCCACCAATATTATATTTTGGCACTAATTCCCACTCACCCTTCTCTTTAAAGGATACGACCTTTATTTGAGACAAGCTAGCTTTTGGTTCTGCCTTAGCTTTATCAAGGATCTTCAGTAAGCCCCAATCCTGAAGGAGTTCAGCAATAACATTGCGTCTCTCGATGTCAGACATAGAGATATCAGATTCCTTGCCATCTAGGGCAAACAATTCTTTAAAGTGTACGATGAAGTACTTACCTTGTTTGTGTAAAATATGACATGACTGGAATAGCTTCTTATCTTTTCGTGAAGCGATACCGATGCGGGTTAGAGTTTCTCTGACTTTTAGGAAATTATCTGGTTCAATCAAGTCAACTTCTAACATTGCATCTGGTGTCCAATCATAGTACACCATTGCTATAGACATTATAAAATCACTTTCTTTATTGATTACATTATATATTTATAAGACTATTAGTTTCTACCGCCCTTTTCATAAGCCTCTTGGAGCTCTATGAGCTGCTTGGGGCTGAGGATGCTTAAGACTTCATGAGCTCTCTTTTCAGAGTACTTGTAATGCTTCATGATTAGTCTAACCTGTTCAGGCTGAGCATCCTTCTTATGCCACTTTGAAAACCGCTTCTTCTTAGTGATAGAGTTTTTAAGGAACTCAAACTGCCACTGAGTAGGGATCTGGACATGCATGTTCATCTCATTGGCATATAACACTGTGTCTGGAAAGAACGATAGGCCACGATTAATCATGAAAGGTGTATAGTCCTTGGATGCCTGCGGATCTTGGAATAGATCCTTCTTGTTATCGTTTATAGCATTTAAGAAATCAAACGGGGTCATTAAAATCTACCTCTTTCACATTTGCTGGTTTTGCCATGAATGATGTATTAGGATGTTTCTTACGTAAATATTCAACCATCTCATCTTTACTATTACCATATCCTAAGAATGAATTATCCTTTCTATCGTATGCATATACTCGATCTTTAATCTTGATAAGGTCTATATCTACGACTTTTGTTTCAGGTTTTGGTAATGGACTATTTGCTATATTATCAAGCATCCTCATCATCTTATAATTAATTAATAATCTAAGAGTAAACCAACCTAAGATAAATCCTAGTACTATAGTTAATATGATCATGCTTTCCCTTCGAAAGGTGGAGTACCGCCGTTTTTGATATACTCATCGTATCCACGCATCTTAACAGTATGGATAGCTATAGCAGTCTCACGAATGTTATCCATCTTATCACCAGCTGGATTGGACTGCACAAACCCACGTTCGATTAGGTATGACGCTTTATCCCAATCATCTGAGTCGTATTCTCTACTCTTTACTTCATCTTGCATGATGACATAACCTCCGTAAGTGCAGCCATGAGGTTAAGTTCATGATCTGCAACGAACGCAGCTTTATATTGATAGTCAGCAAGGATTAATACCAATTGAGGTATACTAGCTGGTTCCAAGTTTACTGAAGCTGTGTCGTATAGTTGTCTAAATATATTTATAGTCTCGGAATCTCCGTTCTTTGCAACCCACTTACGAACTTCCGTAAAGTTCTTATCCTTCATGTTCTTAAGTAAGTCTTTGAATGAGTCCTCAGTCATGTTGACAAGGATGCCAGAGTCTATCTTACCAGATACAGAATATCGTTGTAACTCGTTTAGTACACGTCTCCAATCGGGGAAGTGTTTAGTGACTAGCTCTGCTACTACCTTTTGGTCTGCATCGATGTTCTCGGTTTTAAGGATACCAATAGTGCGCTTGAAGAATGCTCCAGCAATCTCTGCCTTTTCTGCATTCTCGATCTTGAAGTCAATCACACTGCATCTTGAATGAAGAGGCTCGATGATACGGTTCTTATAGTTACATGTGAAGATGAAACGACAGTTGTTAGAGAACTCTTCGATGAAGGCTCTAAGTGCTGGTTGTGTTGAGTTTGGGTTTAGGTAGTCTGCTTCGTCTAGTATGATGACCTTCTTAGCGTCAGTCAACGATACTGTTGAGGCAAAGGACTTGATCTTGGTTCGAAGGACATCGATACCAGATTCTTCGGATCCGTTTATGAGTAAGTACTCAGCTCCGATCTCGTTACATAATGCCTTTGCGACTGTAGTCTTACCTACACCTGCGGTACCACAAAATAAGAAGTTTGGCAACTCACCCGTTTGGATGAACTGCTTAAACGTTTCTTTTAGGTTCTTAGGTAAGATACACTCATCTATTGTTTGTGGACGATACTTCTCCACCCATAAATATTCTTGCATGATAACTCCATAATATAATTAAGCTTCAAATGTTGAATCTGCTTCAATCGCTACATAGTATACTAGATCGCCTGCGCCTTTAAAGCGTGAGATCTTTTTAGATGAGATGGATACATCATAGTCACCTGGTACCATCTTAAGGTTTTCAATCTTTAAGTTTACTTTAAACACAGAAGTAGTAGTACCTAAGGTGTATGTGTAAGCATTAGACGTTGCGTTCTTCTTATCACCAACTACCACATTGATAGTTGATCCATCACCTAATAGTGCTACGTCTGTAGACTTAAGAATCGGTGCAGTCTTGAGGATCATAGCTAATACGTTTGCTTCAAGCTTGAAGTTGATCTCTGCATCTGGGAATACGATCTCTTTCTTAGGTACAACGATAGAGTTTGGTGCCGCAGCAAAGTATTTGATGCTACTATTACCTTGTTTGATAGATACTGTCTTCTCAGAGAATTCAAGGTCTGGATCCTCAAACAATGATAGTACAGCAAGGAACTCGTTCACATCATAGATACCGAACTCAGACGGGAATGTCTCAGCTACCGTAGACGATGACATGATAGTGTTACTTACTGCAATGGTTGATAATGTATTTCCAGGCTTGAATAATAAGTTATTATTAATCGAAGCATAATTTTTAATTAGCGATAGCGTTTCTTTACTTAATTTCATAATTCATACTCACTTTCATCAAGATCTAACATAAACATAATACAACATAAAGCATGAGCCAAATGGTTCACACCAGTTTCTGGATCATACATCTCACCTTCTTTATAAGCCCATAGGTGTCGCTGAGCTGCATCAAAATACCTACGATTGCCATCTGGTACTCTACGCCAATTATCTGGCTCGTACTTCTCTGCACCAAATGTCAATACTTTAACTGTCTCACGTAATGCAAGAGGAGGTAATAAACCATATTGAAGTTTACCACCATCAAATTTACGACCACCAGTATGATCTTTACTTTGTGAAACCTTTAATTCGTCTTCAGTCATGACGTCTCCTCTGTTTAGAACTCTCAATTAAGAACTCTAAAGAGAGGAGGCATTGCGCCTCCTCGTACGGACTTACTAGAGTTGATACTCTTAGAATGCTGAAGCACCTAATACTGCATAAGCTGCAGCAATCATTTTACGTGATGGTGTACCTAATGTGTAGCGAACTGTTGGTTCACCGTTCCACATTTTACCAGAGTTTGCATAAACTGCAAAACCTTTCATACGTAATTGACGAACTGCTTCATGCGGGTTAGCAAGACCAAATCGTGCAGTGATTTGTTTAGCAGTTACTGTTTTACCTGATTTAAGGTATTTGATTAATGATGATGTTGCTGACATACTATTACTCCTTGAATATGCGACATTACGGGAAACACGGATAAGATCGTCGCTTGTCTTACCTGATACTGTACCATTATACACTAATGGTGAATTAAAGTTAAATAATTTTTTGATAGTTTTTGTTATAGTCATAATATATTACGGTTTTAAGCCGTATTCCTTGATCACGTTATTTAATAATGGTGAAAACTTAGATAAGTCAATCACCGCTTCTACATTTCCACTGAGATAATCTTCCATCTCCGATTCAGTGGGGACCGGAAATCCATAGATTGCTTTTGATACCTTGTTTTCTGATACTATAAGCCAATTGGGATATCCTAATTTAGGACATCCATCTTCTCGTGCATTGACCATCATCTTATGATAGTCCTTCATCTGAGTAAGATCTATAGTCTCATCATTATGATTGAATCGATGCATCACCTCAATCACGTACATCTTTTGTGTAGGCTTTAGTTCAACGAATGATAACATTACGCATGCTCCACAAAATTATTAATATTCCAAGGTGTTGAGTCTACATCTAATAAGTCTTCATGCCATAAACTCTTAGCATAAGATTCATAGTGTACCTTGCATCCTTCTAACACAGAGTCCTTCTCATCTTGAGTAAGAGACTCTTGCTTCCATTGTTCTTGTAATTCTAGCGTATCTCGTATTCCTTTCATATAGACCGAATGGTCGTCAGAGAACGAAGTATGCCAGTCAAAGTGGGACAATTGTCCCACCCATAATTTGACTTTATCGTTCATACTAAGCAGCCAACAATTCTTGAACCATATCTTGCTTAGTAGCAACACCACGACCAAACCATGCATTATAAAGACGAGCATCTGTAGTACGGGCTGTCTCCCAGTCCATAAGTTGAGTAACTGCATTCAATGCGCCCCAACCAGTACCTTTTGCAGACTCAAGGTTTGCCCCGATACCATCACCTTGGAATAACTCCATAGCGCGCTTAGCTCTTTGTGATGGGAATCCAACTTCACCACCAAGTACCTTAGTGAATACTGCTTCAGCTTTCTTAGCTGATAATCTAAGGTTGGCAAGGATCTTAGCTGTTTGTTCGAATGCTTTGAAGGTGTCATTACATTCTGCAAGACCTGCTAACACATTCTCAGGCTTATATACTGATGAATGGCGAACTACGACTTGAGCTGCACCAGCTGTCGCTAATTGCAGTGTGTTATTACATACAACACGAACTGAAGTCAAACGAGCTTGAGTAGCCAATGAACCGTCAGCTGATGAAGCTAGTAATAAGTATTGATTTACTTTATCACCTGCGATATTGAATTCGCCTTCCATTTTAGCTAGTGCCCAATAGTGCGCACCGTTACGGAGTACACCTGCTGTCTCAAGACTAGCTATATTACCGACCATGTCCTTGAAGAAGTTAAGCACTTCCACAGGCTGAACGATCTTATACTTGTTTGAAACGATACCTAACGCTGAACCAGTGTCCTTACGATACATCACCTTTTTACCTTCATAAACGACGTCATCGTTGAACTTTACTTCTGCAGTATCCAATTCAAAGTTTAAACCTGACTCCTTCGCCCATACACTAATAGGAGCGTCAGAGGTCAATACCTGACCAAGGCCGTGCCATGGTGTATCACCTACATAAGCCATTGCGTCTTTACCATCTACTGTTTTTGCTATCATATGTGCCATGCTATAGTTCCTTCTCAAAGTTAACAATTAATAAAACCATTATACCCTATTTTGCATTTAAAGTACATAGGCCCTTAAGTTATTGATTTATATAGATTATTATGTAAGTTATTGATTTATATAGGATTTAATTCAAAGAGATTAATTGATTTTTTAATCACATTTGGATGATTTTTTATGAATTTATTTAGTGCACGTTCAGATGTAAATAGTTCACTAAAGTGATGTTTGAAGTTAGGTTCAATAATTTTTGCATTAAGCTTAAATATGATTTTGTTATTTAATTTCATAAATTCTCTCCTATTAAAGAAACATTATATACTGAATTGTATTTAATGTACATAGGCCCCTGGGCCTGAGCGGGGTATATTGACCTATCTAGTAAAAAAATGGGCTGTCCTGGGCGCTGCCGGGAGAGTTGTCCATATAAATCAATAACTTAAGAGTTAATTACTAAAGAGCTGAAGTCATTAGTCTTTTCAAAGCGGATGTTATTCTTAAACTTATCAAGCAGGACATCACCCTTATGGGATATAACGAACACATTGGTATTCTCACCTAGCGTATCCATTACAGATAGGAAGTAGTCTGTACCAGCCACATCAAGACTAGAATCAAAGATCTCATCTAGTAATAATAGGTTGGTGTTGACTGAGTTCTTCATCTTAGCGATCTGGCGCCAAGTGAATAATATTGCCAAGTCGATACGCATCTTCTCACCTTCTGAGAATGAGGCATATGTAAACTCGTCTCTAAACCTAGACTTGATCTTCTCGTTGAAGGATTCATCTAGTTCAAACTTAACAAAGAAGTCCATTGCGGACAGATACATGTTAATTAGTTTGTTCATTGCTGGTAAGTATTCTCTAATGATAGTAGTCTTGATGCCAGTATCCTTAAGTAATACTCCTGCGATCTCTTGTAGTTGTCTCTCTTGCATGAGATCTATCTTTACTTCATTCTTTGCTAGTGCATCATTAGCTAGCAACTTGATCTTGTCTTTCTCTACATCGATGTCGCCTTGTACAGATAACTCGTTGATCTCTTTCTCAAGTTGTTGGTTTGCTTTGATGAGCATGTTCATGGCATTGATCTCTGTTGATATAGAGATGTTCTTATCTTGTATTTGGTTTAAGATGTCTTGTTTCTCTTGTAGGTCTACACTCAACTTACTATATGCAGAGTTAAGTGTATCCATATTGTTTGTGATCTGTTGTTTGCTTTCAGTTATCTTACTGATGATCTTATCTTTATGTTCATGTTGTATACCTTGTTCACATGATGGACAGGTCTCGTTGCTTGTAAAGAATTCTATATGCTCATCGACTTGTGTAAGTTTTTGCGACAGCTTATTCATGTTTGATTTGCACGAGTCTATGTTCTTATCTACATCAGCTTTATCATGTAGTTGTGTATTCAATTGCTCGACGTCTTTGTTTATGAGATTTACTAGTTGAGTCTTATCATTGATCTCTATGATATTAGTATCGATCTTGTCTCGCAGCACCTTAACGTTTTGGTCCTTAGAGTTTTGTAATGAATCGATTAAACTCTTCTGTGCTTTAGCTTGTTCAGTAATTATACGGATCTCAGTATCTACAGCAGACAATTCTTCTTTGTTCTCGGCTATCTTTTCTTTAAGGATAGTATTCATAGTAGAGAATACCTTGATGTCAAGGATATCTTCAATGACTTCACGTCTTTGCCATACAGGTAACTGCATGAACGGTACAAAGGAAGCAGATCCTAATATCACTACCTGGGTGAAGGTTTTATAATTTAATTTTAGGATCTGCTGTTCGAGGACTTTTTGATAATCTT